GGTAATGGGAGCGCTTGGCTTTTCGTACGAAAGCGTTAGGCCAGCAGTGTAGGGGTTAATGGTAATGGACGGTTTCTCGCGGATAATGACCTTATCACCGAAGTTCGAGATTTCACCCTCATAGTCGGTGTTGGAAATAGCCGCCAGAACGGTAGCATCGTAAAACTTCTCGATGAGTTTACCGGACCAGATTGTCGGGATGAACGACCCCGAATACGGGTTAGGGTCGCCTATATCTGCTGCTGTTGCGCCTGTAAATAGCGCTGCGGGGGTAATTGTAGCCATGTCGAATAATCTCCGTTAAATAATTTACGCTAACGGACCCGGCCTTCTTTCGCTGCGAGGACAATATGTTTTTCAATAAGGTCCTTGTCTTTAGGATTAGCACGGTATGCACCGTCCTTAACTTCCCTATAAAACGTAGCAATTTCAGCTTGAGTCCAAATTTTCTGCGAACTCTCGTTTGCAGGAGCGCCTTGGGGAGTACCCTGACCAGCTACCGGAGCTACCAGATTTTGCAGTTCCAGTGTCGGGGCTTCCCCGGCTGGTACTTCTTCTGGTGTCTCTAGTGGCGGTGCGTTTTCCTGACCACCAACAGACTTCGAATAATTGTTGAATACAGCCGCTACGCCGTCTACATTGGCGGCATTGAAGGACTTCATCAACATCTCACTTCGTGTAATACCCTCTGTCTCTGGTATTACGGTGCCCAACCACTCAAGAAATTTTGAGTCCTTGTTCACCTCCCTCCAGTTTTCGACCGTCTTGTCGAGCTTGGAGTAAAAAGTCTCTTGCTCAGTATTCTGCACCCGTTGTCCTGTGGATGCAAGCTGAGCATTAAGTGTAGATACCTGCTCACGTAATTCAGTAACCATCGGCGTAAACTCAGCCTCAGCTACCTCTCTTGCTCTACGTCCTACCATGTCCAGAAATTCTGGGCCGTAGTCAGTGAGTTCATCTTCCTTTACGTACTTGTGACCGGGAGCGGTACCTTCAACAACGGGAGCTTCTGGTTCGGGAGTAGGTGTGGATAGTAATTCCTGCACCTGCCCCTGCAAATCTTTCAGGTCATTATGCAGTCGGGGGACCTCTGCATCGTACTTACCCTGTAGTACGTGGTACTTCTGTTTCCAGTCTTCACGCGGCTTCCCCTCTGTGGGTTCGGCGGCGGGTTCTTCTGGTGGGGTTTGTCGTTCCGGGCTTGGAGCCTCTGCGGCTGACAGGAGGTCCTCAACACTAGGCTCACCAGCTGGTGGTTCCCCTAAGAGTTGTTTTTGAATTTCCTCCGCGGCAGCAGCAGCCTGCTGTACTTGTACCGGAGGAGCCTTGACCTGCGTTTGAGCTTCAGTCATTAGGTATTCCTATATAGTTCCGCTTCTTTGTATGCATTAGCTATAGTTTTGCGGAGGTCGTCTATAGCAAGCACTGATTTCTGTAACGCTAGTAACTTGTCTTCGGGAAGTTGGGTTAAGGACTTCAGCCTGTCTTCACGTATGGCTAACAGTACATCATCAATCGTACTGATGTAAACAGGTGGTATCTCTACCACTCTCCCCGTTAATTCCTTACCCAGCTTCATTTAGCTTTGGGAAACTCGTCGCCCTTATCCCACGAAAACTTCTTGTTCGTGGTCTTCAGTACTCCGTCGCCACCCTTAGCCTTAGATACCTTCCCTTTCTTAGGGAAAGCAGTAGGACTGGATACCTGCTTGTATTCGGTTTTCATTAAAGCACCTTAGGTTTACGCATAATGCTTTCACCCTTGGACTCAGTGGGGAACGCAGTATGTTTGCCGCCCTTGTAGTCTTTGGTGTTTTCACTGCGGTTATACCCTTCCTTAGCTGAAGGGAGTTTGAATTTACTACCCCGCTGCTTATTCGGGTAGTCCTTGGAATTGGTTGACTGGCTGTACTCAGCAGTAGCCCCACTAGGGATGCTAACACCCTTGCTGGAAACTTCTCCGCCTCTGGACTTGCCTTTGCCTTTACCGTTGTACTCGCGTTTGCTGTTAATGCCTAACGTACTCATTGCACTATACCTCTAGTCACATTCTCTTGGGGTTCACGCGCCTGCATCGCTGGACTGCGTGCTTCCTGCGGTGCTGGCGACTGTGCTGCTATAGCCGCCTGCTCCTGCGCCATCATAGCCTGCTGTTTCGCTGTCTGTTGCTGCTTAAGTTCAGTACCAGAGGGTACTATCTTCTTACCGTCCATGCCAAGGTCACTAGAAATTTCTCTGAGGACTTCAGCACGCCCCTCTACACCAAGAATTTCAAGGTCTACAGGGTTGGCGGTCATCTGGAGGAACTCCAGCTTCCGCATACGGTCAGTTTCCCGCTGTACCGCTACGGTCACACCGCGAACCTGAATACTTTCATCACCGCGTATGAGCTTAGCATCTCCCTGAGTGAGCATGACCATCTCATACAGCCTAGTAACAGAGGGGTCTAGGATATCGTCATCTATATTAGCGGCCACGTTCTGCATGACCTTACTAGCGTTATCCATGAGCATGGCTAGCCCACTAGCTGTCCTACCAGCACCGCCCGCCTGCCCACCAGTCATATATCTCGGTAGGGCTGAAGCTTCATCGGCCATTGTGGAGAACTTCTCATAGATACCCATGAGTTCCTGCACATTGCTCTGCGGCTGGAAGAAAGAAACTGGTGGTAGGGACTTATTACCATCCGGGTTGTCCACGGTATGCCACCGCTTCCACGGGAACATCTCATTACCTGTCTCATTAGGCGCAAGCCGGTCATCATTGATGACTACCTGTGGGCCAGAAGACATGGACATGTTGTTAACGATGTTACGCATAGACGCATTACATACAGACTGGATATCCTCCAGAATGTCTACGAGGCCATAGCCGTAAAGGCTGCCCGGCATCTTCTCGAAGGAACTCAGGTAGTACGGGGGCACCATAGTAAGGGCGGGGTTTAGCTGTACTTTCAGTACGTGGCCATCTACTACCCACGCATCCACCATGTACATTTCGGTGGCGTCGTACTTGGCAGGCTGGCCGTCTTCCCCTTCCTTCTTGGGGATTACATCGGACTCAGCCAGCATTTCTGCTGGTACTACGCCATGGAACTCAATAGCGTCAATCAGTTGGCCACGAGTTGTCCAGAAGTCCCTATCTTCAAGGTCCTCCCGCTCGGCTTCAAACCAATCCCGCCATTCTTGGGACTGCCTAACGGCATCGAAGTCTTCCAGAGCTTGGCGTATGGCCTCCTCTCTGAAGCCCGGTACGCCCACGAGGGCTGCTAAGTCCTGCCTAGAGAACTTAACATGCTCTATAACGTATGACTGTCTGATATCCCCAGCATCGGGCGTGAAATACAGGTCCATCGGTGAGACCCGCTCCCAGTGTAGCTTTGGCTGGTATTCCAGCTTGGCTACCCCGTCTACCCACTTAGTCTTGGCGACGTTCTTAACGATGGGGCCTTTGATACACGCTATGGGGAAGATGGGTAGGTCTATAAGAAACTCACGGAGGGCTTTATAGTAACCTCCTTCCATCATTATATCATTCAGCTTGTTTGTAGACTGCTTAGCTCCGTCTACTGCCTTGTTCATGGCTGCTAGCTCAGCCTGCGTATCCAGAAACTCCATACGCTCCTGAATCATCTGCTCAGTAACCTGCTGTCCCTGTTGAGACAGCATAGCTATCTCCGCGGCCAACATCTGAGCCATTAGGGCAGTGACATCCTCGTCGATGGTAGGGTCTGGAGTAGGTTTTAGTATCCACGGCTCATCTGAAGCAGATAAGTATAGGTCCCTCAAGATAGCCGTAGCTGCGCGGCATTTTGTAGCTGTCACGCGGCTGAATGCGGTAGACCCGCCGAAAGCTTCAATATCTTGGAGCTTCTCGCGGCTGTACTCAGACTTGTATACCCGAAGGGACTCAATCAACCGGTTAGACACCCCGCTCTTATAGCGGGAATCGCGGGCGTTACGGAACTCCCTCCGTATATACCCAAGCAGTTGACTATAGTCTCGTTCTTGTTCATCCTCTGACTCTGATGCACGGAGCTGTTCCTCCTCTCGTTGCGCCAGTTCGTCGGGGGGTACTACACGTAGGAATTCGTTAGCCATAAGCGAAATATGAGCGTATTCTGATACAGAGTCAAGACGTTAAGGATTTAGCATGAGTACAAAATTAAGTATAGACAATTTTGAGATGGTGGCAAGCATTGCTGCGCTAGCGGCTATCTCTGAAGCCGACTGTTTTGATAAGCGGATAGTACTTGTTGAGGAATCCGCCATATATGGCGGTACTGGGGTAGCCATGTACTACTACGACGCCTCATTCGTATTAGCGGAACGTTCGCCCTTTACAATTTATCCAAGCGATACGGGTGGTACTGGGGCGTGGACCCGCTCTGCTGCGGGGCACAGGGGCGCGGCCAATGTATGGGCTGCCCCTAACTTCTTCTATAGCGGGCAGGGGCAGGGGTTCTACACCACTGGTTGGGCTACGGCACCGGCTATATCCTTTAGAGCTGCGGAGGGTGATGACACCAACTTCGGTATTTCCGCAAATAACCCCGTAACTGCCGTGCAGTTAATCGCCGATGATGTCCCCCGCGTTTCCGTAGCGGTAGCAGCGACTACTGTCGCAAACCCCCTGTCTATGGAGGGCGACGGTACATACGACGCGCACGACCAGACAGGACTGCCTGTTGGTACCCGACACCCCATCCTGAGGGAAGTAGCGGGAGCTACCTATACTGTTGACGACACCCGCGAAGAATCAGTTGTGTCTTTTAATGGCGGCATTGCAGTGGCAGTAACCGTAGACACAGTTACTGCGGGCAGCCACCAATGGACGCAGTTACTAAATTCCAATACTGCGACTGGCGACGTTACCCTCTCACAAGGCGCAGGCCTTAACCAGTTTGTCCTATTCGAGCCGGGTATTGGCGCAAACAGCTATGCTACTGTCGTAATGGATATTGGTGGCGTAGCTTCTGTGTACTACAAGAGCAACGATACTGTATTCATATATGGTTCCGGCCTGACTGGAGTTTAGTATGTTTGGGCTACTAACCGGCGCAGCAGCAATGGACAACTACCGTGCTGTAGAGTTCACTGGCGAATCCGCTTCGTGGGTATATGAAAGCGTCATCCCCATATCTATCAACGGGCACTACCCCGCTGAAGGCGCGACTTCTAGCGACTGGGTAAACGTGAACTTGGGGGGTGGGGTAGTAGTAGACCGCCTGTTCACCGTAATACTAGGGGGCGTACTAGCGGGATGGATTACAGAACCAGCCATAGGTATAGGGTTTACCTCTATAGTATCTATTGAAGAGGTATTGAAAAAAGTAGTAGCCCCTAACCAAAACATGGTCGCAGATACCCGCTATGGGCTGCTACCCGGTGATGCAACCAATGGCGGAGTCCATATAATCAGTAGAGCGTTCGCAGACCCTGAAGCTGGGAACATGACTCACTACCTGAACAGTGGAACTCAAACATCCCCTGCACAAAACCGCACGCTGTTCTACCGCGGAACTATGGTAGACCTCGACCCCTAAGACCAGCCTGCTGCTGGAGGAGGGGGTTCCGCTGGACGTGGAGGAGCGAGCCTCCGCATTACACGGCCCATTAGCCGCTTCTCCGTACCCATACAGAAGTACTGGAAGGCATCCGCCAAATCCGCCCATGGGCGTTTCTTATCCGGCTTATCCTCTAACTGGCCATCTTTCTTTTTCTTGTACCGGTACCTGTCTTTAAGCGCAATGATTAGCATTGGGCAGCCCTCAGGGTCTATCTGTATAGCGGCCTTACCATCCCACTGCCTAAGCAGCCACTTATCAACCGCGGCTATGCGTGGAGCAATCAAGTTGCTCGGGGCCATAACAGCCTCAAAGCCTACGCTCCTTAAATAATCGAAGTCATCTATATCTGCGCGGTCTCTTATGTTCCCAGAGGGGTCACCTACGATGTATACAGGCCTACCTACGCACCACTCTTCCTGTAGTACCGGCAGGACGTAAGTCTCTACGAAATACTCCAGCCCAGTGCCCTCAGCATACACTTCCCGCTTAACTACACACCGCCCCTCGTGGGTTACCTGCCCAAATATGGCTGCTGGCGCACGGGCGAAGTCCATACCGATAATTATGGGGTGTTCATAGCTCGTCAGTAGGGGGCCTTTGGCTACGTGGAACTCCTCGTTGAACCTGTGCTTGAACACTGGCTCACCATCTAAGGAACGCCCCCACCTCCCGAATACATACCGTTCAGCCCACTCAGGTGTAGACCCTTCCATCAAGTTCCGATAGTAGTCATACGATAGCGGGAGGTCCGGGTCCCTGTCAGGGTCGTTGTTCGGGGGGAGATGTTCAATGTTCTCCGCTTCAGGGTTTTCTACCAGCTCCCCGTCTTCGCCCTCAAAGAACGGCGGAGGCTGCTCAAAATACGCCCAGCCTCTAGGCAGATTCTCTTTGAGCATCGGGTACCAAGGAGAGTCCTCAGTACCGGGGTTAGAGTCCAGAATAATACCGTACCAAGAAGGGCTACCCCTATCCTGAGAAGGATAGCGACCACAACGACCAAGCGCAGCAGCCACAAAAGCAGGGTCCATCTCAGAGAACTCATTGAAATACACTCCGGTGAGCTGGGAAGATAGTAAGCGCTTCTGGTCATCCTCGTACTCAAGGGGGATGAGCATTATCTCGCAGTGGATATCGCCCTGCTTTATGTAGATGGTGGACTCGGACACCCGATAGGTAATGATGGGGCCAAACATCTGCTGGATGTCCTTAAGGACTGTATCCTTAATGGACTTCAGAGTATTACGTACTATGGCCCAGCGGGTATACCGGATACCATCGAACTGTGAGGGGGCCTGCATGGCCGCTATACGGAATATCTCGTATATGCACGTGGTTGTCTTCGAACTACCTACACAGCCCACCAGCGCCCTTACCTTAGCCGGTGAGAGCATAAACTGCCCGCATACGGGGGTTGGGGTGAACTCCTTAGTAAACACCGCTACCGGCCACGCCCGGCTCTCTTAGTAGCAGCGGCGGCTACCTGCTTACGAGTCTTAGCATCCCGCGCTTTGCGCTCTTTAGCCCGCGCTTCCTGACGCCGGTTGTAGTCCGTCTGCATCTTGTTCTTGGGCTTGGCGATTTTGTGCCGCTTCTGACCACCAGTACCACTAGCAGTGCGGTTGCTTGGGCCAGATTCTTCCTTAGTGCGGGTATGGTAGCTATTACCTTTCCACGTAAAATTCTTCTTTCCTGCTTTGCGAGCAGCGGCAAAGGCTGAGCTGAAGGATGGGGTAGCAGACTTCCCTGCTTTCTTCTTAGTGGGCTTACCTACCGCACTCTTGGGCTTCAGTTCTTTCTTAAGGGGCTTACCTACCGCACTCTTGGGCTTCGGTATAGACGCCTTCTTCTTAGCGGCGGCACGGCGGGCACGGGAGCGTTCCAGTGGGCCATCTGCGCTACCGCCACGGGCGATACGTTCTTTACGCATCTCCGCTTCGACAGCCAGTGGGCTGCGGATAGCTGGCTTGGCCTTGGGCTTGGCTTTAGGTTTAGGTTTGCCCATGGCTTTCTTTCGGGCTAGTGATGCTGCGGCCTGCTTACTTCTAGCCTTCTTACCAGCGGCGGCCTTAGCTTTCTGCTTGCGCATACGGCTTAGTTGTCGGCTTGCGCCCGGTTTCATTTCTTTAGCCATTGTCCCTAATCCTCAGTCGTTATCTCGGTTAAGCGCTACCTGAAGAACCGCGGCGTCTATAGTGGCGAGCATTTCTTCGGTAGCATCCTCACCGTTGATAGTAACAGCTAACTTCTTACCTTCAACTACTAAGCCGTTAACCAGCTGCATTGCTTGGATGATTTGTAGTGCGGTCATGGTACACCTGCTGCCCAGTGATAGCATTCGGTTACGGTACGCCCCAGCTCGTCACACGTAGGGAGTTCCGGGTCGGTCAGCGTTCTACGTAAGAACACCAACACCCCAATGAGCTGATTCTGCAACACATCCTCAACTACATCGGGTATCTCCCCTGACTTCCCTCTCTGGTCAGCATCAGCTGACTTCTCAAGGACAAGCTCCACAGTAGCCTCAGTTATGGGGTACTCCGGGTCGTCCTTAATCAGGAAGCACCCGGTAAGGACAACCGCAGAGGCCAGTATAGCTAGGTATCTCATGGTGTTGCTGAAATGCTGCCTTGGGCTTTAATGCGGCCATAAGCAGCGAGTCCCAACGTAGCGGTCTGGATTACGGAATCCCATAGCTGGGTAATCAACGCACCGTCCTCCATACCAAAGGTAATGCCTACCATGGGGAGTACGCCTACCAGAAATGTAGCCAGTACGCCTACGATAGTCTTGGATTTCAAAAAGAACTTCTCTAAATCAGCCATATCACTTCTCCGAAATTATGTGTGCCTAAGCCTAACATACTACCACTACTTAGCCTCGTGCGAATGTGTCCGCTGTCTTGTGTTAAGCCCCTGAAGGGCGTGGCCTAAGCCTTCTATCGTAGCCTTGTTAGCTACTGAACGGTCAGTGTTCTCCCGAACCTGCACAGCTAAACTTTGGTTCCATGAGATGAGCGCCTCTAGTCTGCCCCTCTCATATGCCTGTGCCTTGCTCTCATCAACCTGAATCTTCTGGGAGTCAGAGAGTATCTTCAGCGCCATTTGTTGTGTGTTCTGTAGGGGCGTTATCGCCAGCATCCCCACGGCACCAATCACTAGCAGCAAGGTCAGTCCCACACTTAAGATGGCAGTCCATGACTGGCTGGGTTGGTTCATCCTGCCTGTTATAGTCTGCATACTGTCTACAACACTATCCAGCTTCGCGTTTAACGCGGCTACGCCTCGTGCAGTCTTAGCATTCTCCTCTCTATCAACCTCACGTTGGCGCTCAAGATTGTCCAGCCTAGAAGTATGCTGTATGTGGTCGATATCAGCCACTGCACTTCTCCCCTTCGGACGGGTGCTTCGTTCCTGTCACCCGTTGGTACGTACGGTAGTAGCCTTCAAAGCTAGTCACCATGCTGCCACAAAGCTGCTCGTGGACATACTCAGGTGAGTGCTGGCTGTCCTCGCCCTGACGCGCTGCCCACGATATGCCCTCCACGGCCATCTGGTAGTCAGAGTTATTTGCTGATTGTTCAAGGGGGTTAACACGGACAGTCAGTTCCTGTTCAGTCACTGGGTCTATGTAGTCGGGAATATCAATCTTGTCCCACAAAAGCCAGCAAGCAATCACCATTGGTGGCAGCCAGCTATATTTCTTTATCTTGGTGAAGTCCATTGTGTCGGAGCCAGTCCTTTACGCCAAAGCAGGGGCACGCCTTGTGCGAATTTACTTCATTGTGGGCGATTATTCTAGCCTTGGGGTATATCCGCATCTTATGTAAAAGCGTTTCTTCTAAGGCTTTGAACTGCGCTCCGGTGAAGTTGTCTTCGGGGTTTCCGTCCTTGTCCAGTCCGCCAACCATACAGATACCAACCGATACAGAATTGTATCCTTTGGCGTGCGCTCCTTTGGCGCTGAGGTCACGTCCAAGTTCTATAGTCCCGTCTCGTTTGATAACTTCATGGTAGCCAATACCTGACCAGCCCCGGCCTCTATGCCAGCGGTCGATTATTTCAGCATTTACGTATAGCTCCGCCTTAGTAGCAGAGCAGTGGATGATTATTAGGGTTGTTTTATCGCGGGTCATGCCGATTTCCAAGTATCAAAGTCCCACGGTGGACTTGGCGCGGTGGCATTCTCTGTGTTATCTGAGATTGTCCATGAAAATCCTGCTGGCTCTGTCGGGTATGACTGCCCTGTCTGATACAGGGTGTTGCCTGT